GTATTAGTTCCTACATTGTATCCTCCACTGGAAACCGATGGCATATCAACACCACCAAAACCAATAGCCGCACCAATCTGACCAACAGCATCACCAACTTGATTAGCAGCATCAAGTATAGGTTGAACCGCAGCCATAACAGTAGACTTGAAACTATTCCAAGCAGACCCTGCACTAGACAATGCCCCACTAATAGTAGAAGCCATAGACTGCACAGTACCACTTAAACTATTCCAAACACCTTGCAATCCTTGGAACACCCCACGGCCAGCATTAACCACACCAATAGCAATGCTCATCGCAGTAGATATCGCACTGCTCACATAAGGCCAAATAATAACTGCTGCATTATACAAGTTTCTGAAATACTGTATAATACCTTGAATCGCAAGAATAACTAATGGACCAACAACACTTAACACCGTATTCAAGTTTTGGATCATGAAACTTAGTATGTCAAACTGTCCACCTGATGCTCCGGATAATGCGGTCATGATTGCTTGACCGAAACCTTGAATCGCATTCCATGCATCCGTCAAACCTTGCCTTATTAAGTCAATGGCTTGTATTACATATGGGTTACTGGTGAATGCTTCCCAGAGGCTCATGACTCCGGCTTTCATTGCGTCTAGCATAGTGCCGACATCACTCCACCAACCAAATGCCTTACCGGCTTCATAGATACCAATTGCTAATAAAGCAATGGCTGCAACTGCTATTCCTACTGGACCTGTTGCTAGGGCCATGAGGCTTGAACCGGCTCCACTGATTGCTCCTGTGATTGTTGGGATAATTCCACCAAGGCCTCCCATACTTTTGATTAATTGTTGTATACCTGGAACCATTGTGACTATCCCTTGTGTTGCACTGAATAATCCTGGACCAAATTGTGTTGTGGCAACAAGGGCCATACCAGCTAATCCTCCGGTAGCATCATTTAATCCAAGTACGAAATCCATCATTCCCTTTTCGGCACCAAGCCACATAGTTGAAAGGGCGTCACTGGCATTGTACATCATACCTTCCCATTCTGCTTGTTTGTTAAGCATTGTGTCTTGGTTGGCAATTCCACCATATCCTAAATCGTTTAGGACTTCTTGCATGGCCTTTTGCCTTTCCATAAAGGTTGTAGCATCTTTCAACTTGTCCACTTGTGATGATACGATGGAACCACGCTCTAATTCCGCAGTGTTCCCATCAAGTAAATACTTCATGATGTCCTGTTGGGATTCAATGGCTTGTTTTCCCATGGTTGCTGAACCTCCCATGTAATCTGCCATGGTCTTGGTTGCAGCTTCCATCTCATCAGGTTTCAAGTTGTTACCTAATGCCTGTGCAGTGGATAATACTGATCGCATTGTATTGTCGTCACCAGGCATCTTTGCTACAATGTCACTGATGTCTTGATATGTTTGTTTGGCCTTGTCTGCTCCAAGGTTCATTTTTAGGAACGCTTGGTTTTGTTCGGATTGCATTCCGGCTTGTTGGACTTCACTGAATCCTTGTGCTAATTCACCTAATCCTTGTTTGGTTTGGTTAATTCCATCGTTGATGTTTTGCATTGCACCTTGAACTGCACTGTCATCTACTGCAATGTCGACATTAGCAGTTGTGTTCAATGCTTCTTCTTCAGCTTTAGCTTGTGTCAGTTCATCATCCGCAACTGCTATCTGCAGATTGAGTTTCTTTGACTCTAATGATTCCAACTCTTGCTCTGCTTTAACTATGTCTTCATCATTGATGTGGATATTAGTGTTCCCAGTGTTTACAGTATCCAAGAATATTTTAAGACTTTCAATTCTTTTTTCGGTCTCTTGGAGTTCAGACTGTTGTGCATCAATCTTTAATTGTAATCGTTGCATTTTCAGTCTTTGCAGTTCCGCATCGATTGCCTTGACCTTACTGTCATCTGCATCAACATCAACTTTAACCGTTACTTGTTTATCAGCCATTTTTATTTGTCACCTCCCCAAATCATCTGTAATCGCATACTTTCAACCATCTTCATAAAATTAATTTGAAGGACTGTCCATTCAGTTAAATGTAAATCAGACCTTATTAGATTCTGTGTTGGAAGAAGCAAATAGAATGCTCCTTCATTTTTTAAAAAACTTTGATGTCCTCATCAGTAATGTTCAAACCGGACAGTTTCATAATTGTCTCGACAACACCTTTAAGGACACCGGCAGGTAAAAGGTTCAGTTCATCGACTGTGAATGTTTCCTCGTTCATCTTGAAGAAATGATTTGTCAGTACATAATCCGCCACTTCATTCTCTGATGTTTTGCCAAGCTTCTTCACTTGTCCATAAGTCACCGGTGTCACGAGTGCCTGGAATTCTCCTCTGTCTTCGATGCTGATTTTTATCCTGGTCTTCTTGTCCTTTCCTGATAAGAATAAATCTTCAATGTCTAATACTTCATGTTCAATTTCCATAAGGTAATCCACTCCTTCAATTAAATAATAGAAAAATAGTTTAAGTATCGATTTAATCAATCGATTATTCAATTAGAATAAAATGTTTAAAAAAAAATAAGGAAGTTATATAGGTTAATCTATACTAACTCCCTTAAATCTCTACACCATTGATTTTTTCCACTTGAGACTTAGCCTTAAATGATAAATCTCTTGCGGTTAAATCTTCAGCATTAATAGTTGATTCGTTAGATGCTAAGAGACAACCACCATAATGTTGTTCCTCAACAACATCACCGTCTTTCCTTGCATGGGTTTCCATGATGCTGATTGTACCCTCACGTTTCTTCATCTCCTTAATCAATTTCTTAAGTGTGATGAAATCCTCAACATTACGGGTAACAATAACACTAACATCAATGGTGAAACCACCATCACTTGCAGGTACTGGAATCGGATCGTCCCAAGTTTTAATCAAGTCACTGTCAATCTCTTCTGAGACTTTAACTTCAGTTACTCCACGAAGATTTGTTAATTCATAACCTCCGCAACTGATACTAATGTATTTTGCATATGCCATCTTATACCACCTCGATTGTTATTGCAACATCAATCTCTGTAATGATTCCGCTAAACTCAATAGTGTTTAATATTACATCAACGGTTTCAGCATCTCTTTTGGATACTGCATAGGTAATGTTCTCTACTAATTGCAGGTCATCACGGAACATTGTTAAGAGACGGTTACATTCCATACTGATGCCAGATAAGGTTGCGGTATTGTTTCTTTCACCAAGGTATCTTCTTAATGCAAACTCGTTCACGATATATGTGAGTACACGAGTCATGTACATGTCCAATCCGTTTGCATTAGCGGAATTAACAACCTCGTAGGTTCCTTCTAATGGGTTGATGCTACGGACTACGAAGTATCCCATGCCCACCATCTCGGAGAGTTTAGGAGTGGTGGATTCATTATAAACAGTCAACACATCAGTAACTTCCTCTAACACTTTAGCAGTCAAGGACTGACCAACATTCATCCTTACGATAGTATTGAGTAAGTATGCACCGGATTCCACAAGGGATAACTCTTCACCATTAATCTCCAATGGTTGAGTTAACACTGCAATAGCATAGTCACCAACTTTTCCAATAGTGGTTTCATATGCTGCTTTACTTGCACGTGTACAAGTGATAATACTTGTGAATGGTTTTTTAGCTTCAAATCTTGCAGCGGCAAAAGTAGCCAAAGCTTCAATGTTACCATCAGCAGAATCTTCAATAACATACAATGTATCGAATTCAATATCATTCAACACTGCTAATGCGGAATTCAATTTAGCAGTAGTAATGTTTCTTTGGATATTGTCACCACTTCCACTACTAATGTTAACAATTACTGCTCCACTGATTTCTCTACGGAACACTTGTTTCAATGCAGCGTTAGCATCAATAGTGGTATCGGTTCCGTAAACTTCTTCAGCTTCCGCTAATGTTTCTGCAAAGAAAACTTCATTAACTTTCTCTGTAGTTTCAAATCCACCAATTAAACATACAACGTCCTTGATATAAGGGTTGGCTGTGTTGATACGTTTAATCTCGGATTTGACTTTAATGATTGGTATTTTATTTGTCAAAGTATTAATCCTCCTAATTAATCAATATATGTTCTAATTCAAAAGCACAGATTACACCATATGATTTGCCTGAAGGTATTATCTGGAATTGCACATCACGGATGAAAGTGTCCCTTACGATATTCAGGACACCGTCACCATCAAGGAGTTGGAGTCTGCGGAACTCCTCATTGTCATTGAACTCCTGCACCAGATAGTCACATAACTCAGTGGCTTTCAAGTAGGCATTGTTCATGTTCCCTTTCAGGTAACATATGATGAAACTTGTCACACTTCCAGGTGTGTTGCTAGATAGATCACTGTCATAACTCATGGTGTTGATGTAGACATCACATACTGGTTTTTTTCCGAATCCTTTGATGGTGTCTTCATTGTATCCATAGTTGACTTTACTGAATAGTGTCTTGTTGTTGGAGTCCTTGATTGACTCCATATTTGCCTTTAACCATTCTATGATTGACTTTGCACATTTGTAATTGTCATGTGTGATTGGTTCTAATTGGAATTCGTATTCTGCATTAACTTCCATACTTCATCACCCGTATTGTGCTATTGTATCCAGTAATCCACGACCTAAGAAGTCATTACCAGGAATTGCCCGTCTTTTGGTACGATAACCCCAAGGCATCTTCATCAGTTTACCGTCAACGGCTTTACTACCGAATAGGACATAGTCACCGTGAGGTGCTATTCCCTCATCATAGTAACCTGTGATGACACTGAATTTAGATGTTATCCGTGTATCTGTCCGGATACTCCGTTTTAATCTTCCTTGGTCGTATGGTGCTTGTTTCTTGATATTATTCTGCAATGCCCTTGCAATCTCATAAGTCTTACTTGGCAAGATGTCGGATTGCTCAATGTAGAGATTAACGAAACTGGTTATCTCACCCATCCACGAACACCTCTTCTTCCTCGTTTCTGATTATAAGTTTTTGCATGTGAATGTTTCACTTTCTGAATGGCATCTGCAGTGTCAGTGTCCAAATCCTCACTGTTCAAGTAAGCTTCAATGTAATCTTCCAATAAATCCTGTGCTTTATTGAACCAGTAATCCATTAAGGATTGGTATTCTTCACCATGATACAAGCTCATTAAAATATCACTTGAAGCATAATAGATTGCAACAGTTTTCAAGGTTTGAGGGATATTTGTAGGGATTGGAACGTAATGTCTTTTGAGGTTGGATTCAATCCAAGCCTCTGTGTTGTTGATACTGACCTTTAACAAGTCCTCTTCCGGTTCATCACTAATGTCACCGAATAAGGCCAACACATCACTTGCCTTACAGTATTTGCCCTCATAGATTTGCTCGTCTGTCATAGTGAACATCTCCTAAAGTTTTTATTCTGCATTTTCCAAATCTTTAATACGTTTTAAGATTGTGTCTGCAGTGTCTTCATCACCGATTTCATCTTCGATTGCTTTAATTCTTGCTTTGAGTGCAGTGTCATCGTATGCTGAAGATTCTAACTCTTCAATCTTACGTAATAATCTGCGATTGATATCTTCTTGACTTCCGTTAAAGAAGTTGTAAGGTTCAGGCATAATATTAATCCTCCTAAAAAAAATAGTTATGAGAGAGTTTATTGAATGGTAAGAATACCATTACTGTCTCTCATGTTCAAGTTGGATTCAGCCCAAATGTAATTATCAACAGTTTGTGGTCTGCCAGTGTCTTCGGATTTAACGTTGATGAAAGCAGGTGGGATAGCAACACCTTCTTCGGTTGCAGTGATACCATCATCAGCAAGGGTTTGTACGATGCTGTACATTGGGTCAGCATATTTCTCAATAACTGCACCAGGGTTAGCACTGTCAAAGAATACCATTTTACCGTTTGCAATCTTATGTGATGCAATGTAGGTGAAGTTACTGTTGTCGTAGTTTTCTTTCCTTAATGCTTTTTCGATTGCCATTTTGTCTGCACGTGAAACAATAGCAGTGTCCGGAGCGTAACCGGTAGCATTATCATTGCTGTCGTATCTCATTTCATCATCAATAGTGATTTCGTTTTCAATAACGTTAGCAGCACTGGTCCATGCTTTCAAGGTTGCGGTGGATGCTCTACCACCTTTTAACATTGCTTCTGCATATTTTGCTTCAAAGAAGTCTGCGATTTTAACAACTGCTGCATTGTAGAATGATTGTAAGTTAGAATCGTATTTACCTCTTTGCATGTCACGAGTGTTTGCTCTGTACATGAAACCAATTGGCAAGGTTTGTCCACCTACGGTTTGTCCTTGTCCGAATTTAATTTCGTTAAAGTCAATACCATTGTTGGTGTATAATGGTTCGGATACATCAACATCACCGTTTAAGTAATTGGTGAATAATCCGGTTTCATTTTGTTCAACTGGGAATAAGGTTAAGAATTTTAAAGTTTGATAGATTCTTTTCTGTACGTATAATTCAGTATTCTGTACTTTATCATCGAATACTGCTGGTAATCCATTGAATGCCATATTATCCATTTCCTCCTATATTATGTTTATTTTAATGCGATGACGATTTCATCATCACTGGATTGTCCAATTAAGCATATTGCATTGGAAGCGGTAGTACCACTGGATGCGGTTTTCTTCCAACCTGATGTTGAGAATTCAACATACATTCCTGCAGTGATTGCTTCGGAAGCTTTTGCAGGTACGGTACGGATGTCAGTGAAGACTGTTTCAACTCCACATTTACGGAGTAAGTCTGCGGTTTTAGCAGCATTTTCAGTCATTCCTTCAGTTGGATCTACATCATATTCTGGGTGGTCGTGTACAAATCCAATGATGACATCATTTGCTCCTGGTGCTTTGATGTATGGGTATTCGCCATCGTCACCTGCTAATGCTACTGCGTCACCTTGTTTGACTGGTGATGCGAGACTTGGTTTTTTACCGTCGCCGGTTACACTTACGGTTTCTACGATGCTTATTGCACCTTCTAATGCTTTTGCTGGGAATGTAATTCCTTTGTGTATATTTAACATAGTTTCATTGTCCTCCTATGAGTTTTAGTTTTTGAAATAGTTTGCTATACGTTCCGCTGTTCCGGTTGGGATACTTTTCCTTGTATTGGTGGTATCTACGATTGGTTTTGCGTCACGATATAAATTTAAAAAGGTTTCGTTATCGTTTAGGCAGAGTTTCACGGCACTGTCTTTTTGTGCTGGTATGAGTACGCCTTTTTGTATGTAGGCGTCTACGGTTGCTTCTGCTCTTTCTTTTTCTAATTGTGCCACTGTTGCTTGTAGTTCTTTGTATGCTTCGGTTTGTTCGAGTTTTTCTTTGACTTCTTGGTTGAGGTCGTTTACTGTGGATTCGATTTTTTCGTTGTTGTTTTCTACGGTGGCTTTTAGTTCTTGTATTTCAGTGTCTTTGTCTTCGATGAGTTTCTGGTATTGTTGTTTGATTTCATCGAGACTGTTATCGTTTTGTGCTTCTTCGAGTTGTTTTTCTAATTCTCGTATTCGGTTTTGGTATTCTTCAATATTTTCTTCTGGCATTTTGATTTTCCCTCCAGGGTATAAATGATAGCCTCCGCTAACTGAGGGTTAGCATCATCGGTAGTGAAAATAAGTTTAATTTGTTAATGAAGTAAGTTCGCCATTCTCATCGAAACTATATGTCCTTGCTTCGTTAGATATTGTCAGAATTGCATTTGAATTTGAAATATCGAAAGTATATTGTACATTTTCAAAGGACACTGTTGTTTTATTGGAGCCAATGGAAACTACATAATCTGAAGATATTCTGAATGGATTTGCAAGTTGAATATCTAAAACATCTGCAGGTAAATCTAAATGGAGATTTATGCGATTAATAAATTCCAAAACAGTTATTGTTTCCATAATTCTCATTCTCCTTGTAATTCAGACAATTGTTTCTTCGCCTTGTCTAATCGTCCTTGATACATCTTTGCAATCTTCTTATCGATTTTTGAAAACTTTTCGATGCTCTTTTCATATGATTTTATTCTGCGATTAATCCTTTCAATTTGAGTTTTGTTGTCATCAGATGTAGGTTTAGGTTGTGCTTCTTTCTTTTCAGATGTTTCACCATAAGCACCTAACATTATTGAATTGTCCAATCCATATTTGAGTGGGTCTTTTAGAATATCTTGTGCTAACTTTGCACGATTTGGGAATGTCTTATTCCATTCTTCTTTGGTGAGCATTCCTAAATCTGTACCTATTTTCTCATTAGGTTCCATAAACTGAACACCGATAGAGTCTGCTATATCTTCCATTGCTCGAGTTCTTTCGGTTCCAAAGAATAATTCATAGGTAACATTTGAACCTGCAGTAGGGGAATGTTCTATTGGATTTACATTTCCGTATTGTGCAGTAATCCCTTGTGCTTTGAAGTTTTTATCATCTTCAGTAATTGCTTTTTGCCATACTCTTTTTAATGAGAACTCTTTACCTCCAAAAGATGTTTTGGAGTTAATATCAACTGAATGGAATAATTCGTGAGCAATAACAAATTTTACTCCTTGTAATTTTCCTTGTTCATGATTTTTGATATTTCCCAAAAAGATTTCAACCATTTTTCCGTGATGGTTTAATCCCATATTATTCGAGTTTTCAGTAGGTTCTTCAACAAATACAACTTCACGAGTACTTCTTTTCAATACCCATTCTAAAGAGTCATAGAAATCTAAATGAGATTGAATATCAGATAATGGAACTGCTCTTTCAAATTTAATAGAAGTTCCATCAACATTGTTTCTATAAATGTAATACTCTTCTGTAGTTTCTTCAAAAGTAATGTCATCATATCGATTTGCTAATTTAGAGTATTCTGAATTAGTTTCTTTTGGTTGTGTGGTTGTAGTTTGTCTTGTTGCAGTTGTAGTTTCTGATGTTGGTTTATCTTCAACAACAGTTTTGGTTGTTGTAGGTTCAACCATCACCGCATCTTTCGGCTTCTCATTCTCCGTAATAAAGTAAGGTACACACCTGCAATTACCATTCCAACTTGTCTTACCATTCCTCATAACCCACAAAGTATGCCATTTAGGTAACTCAACACAATAAGTATAGTCATCATAATCAACACGATCAACTGTCAATCCTGAATAGGAAGCATATTTAGATGAGTTAATTCTAATCCCATAAATGTCATAGTTTTGAGTATAAGTTCCGTTCCTATGCTCAACAACAGTTCCCTTATGAGAATGCAATGATATGCTTGGACAGTATCCACATAACAAGATAAGATAACTCAAATCATCTCTTAAACGAACACTTGAAGTGAATACACTTCTTTCAACAGAATTGTATCTGCCATGAGTTCTCTCATGCCCATCACCACGAACATAGTTATCCAAAAAGACATTTAGACATTCCTTATTCAAAGTAAATACTTCAGATGGAATGTATTTCTCATTAGAATAACCTAACAGCAACAAGTAATCGTATAATTCTTTTGAATAGATTACGAATGAATTTTTAGTGATGTTCATTTTTAATCCAAGATAATCGCACATCTTTTCAAGGACTGGTTGAATTATCTCTCTGTTTTCACTTATCTGTTGAGCAATAAATACTGGATACCTTCTCTTTTGAGCTTTCTCCACATCATGCAAGACACTGCCTTCACTGATATACCATGCCATAAAGAATGCAAAGTCAGATGGTTCGAATTCCAATCCGTTAATGTTGATTGCTTCAGGACTCTCTCTGTCAGTGTCAATGCATCTGACAAAGTGACATTCACTATTCAAGTCAGATGGTTTACGGAATTGAGGTTCGAAATATCTTCCTTTCTTTCCACCATCTTTTCTTTTGTGAACAAAGCAATCATGGTCTGGAGTAACGCACACATCAAACCATTTGTTATGCATATGCACTAATTGAGGTTCTTTGTGTTTGAATAATCTGACTGGTTTAATGAACTCCAAACTATCATCATCAGGATTTAAGGACAATAGTTTTTCATCGCCGGTTAATTCTGCAATATATCTCCAACCATGTTCTGTGAAGACTTGTGTGTCCTTATGATATGAATTAGGATGTATTGGCGGAAGCATCTTCGTATCACTCATTGAATAGGTCTTGTCGCCTATCCAACCTTTTCCACCGGCACTTGTGTCAGATGGACTGAAACTGCTATCGTTCTCCGGTGTCCACTTGTTATGCCATGCCTCTTTGCAGACTGGACAAGCAGTATTACGGCATTCAACATAGAAGTGAGTTGCTCCCATTTCCTTGTTGATGATATAATCACTGACTGTGGCGGCTCTTGCTATTTCGGTTCTTGCGATTGCTCTTGCCCTACGGTTCTTAATACCAGTGACCTTTGATGAGATGTTTTCTGCAATCTCATCTTGACTCAACCGATTATTGTATCCGTCCTTAACAATATCACGGACACTATCACGTATCTCATCTCCAACATCAACGATGTTCTCACCGACACGATTCTCAATAGTAACCCTTACCAATTCCTTCTGTGCAGGCCTTGTGAACTTATGGTTATTAGTCTCTGATAAGATGAGTTTAATCATCTCCTTATCATAACCCAAAGTCACCAAAGGATTACCATTATCAGGATAAGCCTTATGATACTTGTCAAGGAATGCTTCCAATGTGTCGGTGGATAATACTCCTTGCTCTATCCTTTTGCTAATCTCCGCAAAAAGAGAATCAGTATATTTGATTCCTTGCTTGATTAATTTGTCTTGGGAAGGCAATTCAATCCACCTTTATGCAGTTTCACCATAAATGTCATCTAAATCTGTAATAATCGTATCTGTCAGTTCTTCGTCAATTGGTTCCTGATAACTAAAATCTTCCTCAGGCATAACTGGACCATCATTAACATAATTCAATCCAGTTTCCTTTTTAAACATCATCGCAATACTGTCCTGCACAGCATCATTCTCACTATCAACAACACCTGAATCAATCAACGGTTTAATAACTTCAAACAATGTCTTGATATCCCCAGTCTTGAACTTATCAAAACTGAATGTAGGTGCTAAACTAATATCTCCGAAATTGAATTCAACAATACGATTGATAGCCTGCTTTTGAATACAGTTTGCGATTTCCTCAAGGATACCATCAAAGACCAACTGTGAGAAATCCAATTGAGTATTGGTTCTTGCATAGGAACCAACAGATGAGGTTGTACCCATAATCAAGTCACCAATGTAGAACCTTTTAACAATCTGATTGTCAATGTAACTGAATGTGTTGAAGAAAGTTTCTCCATGATGATTGGACTCCAACACGCTCACTTCATCATTCAATCCAACAGTCATACCAAGAGTTCCATCTTGCATATCTTCAAATGCAAGTAACATTTCATCTCGACTGGTTGGATCATCAGTCTTACCTATGAGTGATGGAAGTGAATGTCTTTCCAGGAATGTCAATAACCAGTTGGTAGTGTTCATCTTGTATTCCACAAGGTCTTTGACATCTAATAATATTCCATGACCATAATCTGTATTGTAATCTCCGAATGTGTATTTCAAACATTTGTTGATTGGAATGGTTGCTTCCTTTTCACCGTATCTTTGATAGATACTGATTAACTCTCCATTGTCATTATAAACGAATGGTTCGTCTTGCAATGTCTTTATTGATAATGGTACTGTGTTCTTCCATACCAATCTGCCATCGTTGTTAATCTCAAATATCATTTCTTCAATGTGATGCCCCCATAATGTAGCTTCAATCATTCTTTTAACTACTTCTTGGAGTTCTGTTTCCATGTTGAATAACATCTCATTGATGAAATCATATACTCCCTGGTCATCGTTCTCATTGGCAATCAGTACCCATTGCTTACTGGATAGGAGATATTTTAAAATATCATAGCACATTGAAACTGTAGTGTCTGCCAATATGTCCATTCCTGTTGAGTATTTCAGTAAGGGTTCTGTTGTGCCTAAACTGTATCGGTTCAGTTTATGGTTTGTGTGTGCAGGGATTGGATTAATAGTTGTTGTTTTGAATAATTTGTTTTTTAAATCTGAAAGAATGCTCATTGATTATGCAACTCCTTTAATTCTTCATCAGGATAATTTTCTTTGAACCATTTCAAGAGTCTGTCAGGATAAACACTTGTTTTAATTACTTTGCCATCTTTGTAAATGCAGTATTGTTGTTTGTTGCGACGTATCCCTTGTTTTATAATCCTAAAATAATCTTTATATTGGTGGTTGTTTTCACCAGTCATT